AGTCTGCGACAACCGGTAACTTACCTACCGATACAACATACTGGACAAAGGTCGGTGAGTACGCCTCTCTCGGCCAAGCAGTTGCGGCGCACACCACGCAGATTGGGAATGTTGTCAGTGATTTAGGCGCAGAGGTGACTGCCCGACAGGCATTGAGCTCGCAAGTAAACGACGCTACGACTGGTTTGCCAGCTACCAGAGCCACGCTTTTAACAGACTACTACACAAAGACAACCACGGACAGCGCTATTGCCTCCGCAACGCAGTACCTTGTCTCTACGACGGGGCTGACTAATGCTCTCGCGTCGTACCCAACTACAGCAACGCTGACAACCAACTACTACACCAAGACCGACGCCAATACCGCGATCTCGAACGCGACACAGAACCTTGTTTCTACGTCTACGCTTAATGGGTACACAACGACTTCTGCGCTGCAAGCCGACTACTTCACTAAGGCAAGTGGTAATAGCCTTGAAGGAAAGTACACGGTAAAAGTTGACCTGAACGGCTATGTGTCCGGGTTTGGGTTAGCTTCGACGGCGAACGACGCGGGGGCTACCAGTACGTTTTCGGTTCGCGCAGACTCGTTCTACATCGCCAGTCCGAGCGGCCCGGGGGTTGCTCCTACGATGCCTTTCATTGTCCGTACAGCGGCTACAGAGATTGGCGGTGTTGCTGTCCCTGCTGGCGTGTACATCACCGACGGCTACATTCAGAACGGCACGATCACCAATGCCAAGATCGCTAACTTATCGGTGGACAGCGCCAAAGTAACTGACGCTGCGATTACGAACGCGAAGATTGGTGACGCCGCGATTACGAACGCCAAGATTGCTGACGCGGCGATTACCAGCGCCAAGATCACGGACGCCGCGATTACGAACGCCAAGATTGCTGACGCGGCGATTACTACAGCAAAGATCGGTGATGCGGCCATCACGAACGCGAAGATCGGTGACGTTATTCAGTCCGCTAACTATGTTGCCGGTAGCGAGGGCTGGAAAATAGACAAGGCCGGGCAGATGGAGTTAAACAGCGCTACCTTTAGAGGGGCGTTGGCAGCGGCGACGGGTACGTTCTCTGGAGATATTAGCGCTGCGTCAGGTAACTTCTCTGGTAACTTGGTCGGTGCAAACATCACGGGCGCTACTGGTACTTTTACTGGTACTCTAACTGCTGGCACAGTAGATTTGACTCAGCTTTTAGGCGTCACGAACAGGTACACCTCTGCCGGTACTTACTACCCTGTAGTGCCCGCTGGATATACACAAATGCGGGTTACTGTCGTAGGTGGCGGTGGCGGTGGCGGTGGCGGTGCGTACAACCCTGCACCGGGCGGTGGCGGTGGCGGTGTGACTATTGCGACATTTACAGTAACCCCCGGAGCCACGATAACTGTGGTTGTCGGTGCGGGCGGTGCGGGCGGGGCCCCCACTTCTGGTAATTTGCCTACCTATGGAACCGCAGGTGGTACAACAACTGTAGTAAATTACGCCAGCGCAACAGGTGGAGGCAGTAATACGTATACTGGATATGGCGGCGGAGCTCCCGGTGTTGGTGGAACTGGGACTATAAATGGAACTGCTGGTACGCAAAGCGGGTTTGACGAATCCAACATCGCCTTTGGCGGTAGCGGCGGTAAATCTGGCTCGAACTATGGTGCCGGTGGTGTTGGTACGTCTTGGCTAGGCAACGGCTCCACGGCGGCTGCTGGTGGCGCGTACGGCGGTGGCGGTGCGGGTAGTGCTGCGTATAACAGCCGAGGTGGTGCGGGTGGTAGTGGCCTAGCCATCGTTGAATTCTTTAACCCTAACGGTGTGATTATCAGGACCGAGTGGGCTGCTCTAATTTCCGCACTGCAACGTCAAGGGATTCAGACAGTATGAGCGTTTTAAAATTGTCCAAGGTGTTGCCCGACGGCAGAGTTACCGAGTACCACAAGGTGGCTGAGCTTATCTTCGACACCCAACCAAACCACATGATTGTGAAGATGGCGTCGTATGTGAACAAACACGACGCGTTTACGCAGATGCTGCCTGACGCCAATTTTCTTGTCCCGATTGACTACACGGGGACGTATGAAGACGCCGCGACCGACGTAATCGGCAAAGTAATGAGTCAACCCGACTGGACTGGCGGGGAGCTTGTAGCCGCCGAGCCAACACTTCCGCAGTAAGCTGCAGTATGTCTAATAACGACTCTTCCATACTGGAGAAATAAATGGCGCTCCCATCATCTGGCGCGATCTCGCTGTCTCAGGTCAACACAGAACTTGGCCTTTCATCAACTGCCACGATTAGTATGGACGCGACCAACGTCCGAACACTTTTTGGTGTAGCGTCCGGCGCGATTTCCATGAGCAATGGGTACGGCAAAGCCAACCAGTTTGCCTTCAGTATTACTACAAACCAGACCAACGCGAATCTTCGCACGCTCGCGGTCAATGCGGGTTGGAATCAGTCTAGCAAAGTTGTAGCGACCATTAACTCTGGAGTTTATGTATCCTCTAACGCTACAGGCACGCCAGCACTGACTGTTAACGGTTCGTTCCCCGGCGGCGTAGAGTTGGTGAACAACGGAATTATCGTGGGTATGGGCGGCAGTGGTGGTCGCGGCGGGGCTGCAGGGAATGGGGGGTATGCAACAGCATACCCCGGCACGGCAGGTAGCGCTGGCGGTTTAGCGCTTAGTGTTTCTGTCGGACTAACCGTAACCAACAACAACATTATTGCTGGAGGCGGAGGCGGAGGCGGAGGCGGCGCTGGCGGTGCGTACGGTGAAAACACAAAACAAGGCTACCTATATGCCAAATTAGGCGGTGGCGGTGGCGGTGGCGGTCGTTCTTCTGCGGCAGCAAACTCTAGCGCTGGCGGAATTGCTGGCGGGGGTAATCCAGCGGGGGGTAGTGGTACGGCCGGTACTTCTAGCGCCGCTGGTACTGGCGGGGCGGCTGGAGCTTACCCAAGCACGGGGTCATACTACAGAATTTTCTCTGGCGCGGGCGGTGGCGGTGGCGGGTGGGGTGCTGCTGGCACAGCCGGGTCAAACTGGTCATCTCCTAACGGGTATACACTTCTAGTTGTGCAGGGGCCATACGCTGCTGGCGCTGGTGGCAGTGCGGTAAGTGGTAACGCAAACATTTCGTGGGTCACAACCGGAACACGATACGGCACAGTCGCTTAAACAAGGAAATACATATGGAACTTGCATACAAATACAAAGTCCTGTCAGTGGATACCTCGTCGAACTGCATGGAAGTGGAGTTCACATCCGACGGACTGCCTGAAGTAACGGTCGGCGTGCGTGTTCCGCACGAGGGTGAAGACGTGGATGCAGTTATCCGTTCATTTGCCCCTATAGCCTTCTGGCAGCCCGTTGTGGTGGCGTTGCAAGATGTTGCTGTCGGCTACGAAGGCGAAGTGCAACCTGTGCCTATCGACCCCGCTGCGGTAGAAAACTCAGAAATGTGGGCCCGCGTTGCGTTTGAAAAGAACGTAGCCGAGGTGTTGGTAAAGTTTGGGGTTTTAGAATCAGACCCAACTGTGGTGCCTGTGACTAATCTATGAGTTACCCAACCACCACTATGGCGTGCGTTTCTAACCTTTGGGTTCGTATGATGCACTTTGCCAAAGAAGGCGATAAAAACGAAGGTCATGTTCACAACTTTGACCACATTACATTGCTATCTAGCGGCAGCGTAGAGGTAGACGTAGAGGGCGCTAAGACCACATTTAAAGCGCCACACATGATCTACATTGCGAAGGGAAAACGCCATTTTATAACGGCTCTAGAGGATAACACTGTGGCATCATGCCTGCACGCTCTGCGAACTGGAGAGCGAGAACAAGACTTACTTGACCCGTCCATGATACCCGCAGGTGTTGTCAATCCGCTTATGAGTGGTTTAGCTAAGCCACTGTAATACCCTATGGCAGAACTCGTCTTTGACCAAAAAGAACGCATCGGCGCATGGGTCGCTGAACAGGTCGGGCAGACCTGCGAGTGGGGGAGCTTCTACTCCCTTGGCATAGTGCGCGATGGTGAGATCATTGCAGGGGTTGTGTTCAACAACTTCAACGGAGCCAATGCTACCTGCCACATTGCTGCGCCAGTGTTTACCCGCATGCTCCCAGAGCTGGTTCGGCACTCCTGCGAATACGCGTTCAACTTCTGTAAACTCAAAAGATTAACTGGCATGGTTCCGTCAAATGAGCCTAAAATACTGGCATTTGACAAGCACATCGGCTTTGAAGAAGAGTTTGTGATGAAGGACGGTGCCCCCGGCGCTGACATGCACGTTTTAGTAATGTGGCCCGACAAGTGTCGCTGGCTGCGCAAGGAGTAAATCATGGGCGGAAAATCGCAAGCGGCACCCGACTATAGCGCGATGGCAGCAGCCACAAAGTATGGCGTTGAAGTCGCAGAAAAACTTGGCAACCGCCAGATGGATTTCGCGCAGCGTCAGTACGATGAACAGAAGCCGTACCTGCAAAACATTTCAGACACCCTTGTTGCGTCTCAAAAACAGCAGATGGAACAGGCCAAAGACTACTACGACTACAACGTCAGTACGTTCCGCCCGCTTGAACAAGGGCTTGTGAAATCTGCACAAGAGTACAACACCGAGGGCAACCGCCAGATGTTGGCAGCCCAAGCTGCTGCCGACGCGCAGATGGCGTTCCAAGGAGCCCAAAGTCAGACTAACCGTGATATGGCGCGACGCGGTATCAACCCCTCGTCAGGCGCAGCATTGATGATGCGTAACCAAAACGCTATGGGCCTAGCAGGAGCAACTGCTGGCGCTGCTACTGGCGCTCGCCGCCAAGCGGAAGCTACTGGTTATTCTCGCCTGACAGACGCTGCCAGCTTAGGTCGCGGGCTTGCTGCTTCGTCTACAAGCGCCTACGGCGGTGCGACAAGCGCTGGTACAGCGGGTGCCAACACATCCATGGCTGCGGGCAACCAATACAGCAATGCGTTTGGCCAAGGTGCTGGGTACGCCATGGGTGGCGCACAGATGGGTATTTCCGGCGCGGGCAGTATCCTCAACTCGCAGACGAGCACGTACAACACTGGCGTCAATTCCGAAGGCCAAATGTACGGCGCTCTCTTGGGTGCTGCTGCTACCTATAAATCTGACCGCCGATTGAAGAACGACATCAAGCTCGTCGGCGTGGACGAGCGCTCAGGCTTGAACCTTTATGAGTTCACCTACAAAGGTGGCTCTGGTGACAAGTACATCGGTGTGATGGCCGACGAAGCTAAGATCAACCATCCAGAAGCTGTGTTCACAATGCCTGACGGCTTTGACGCGGTCAACTACGAAGCGCTCGGTATCGAGTTCAAGAAAGCATAAGGAGTACGTTATGGGATGGGCATCAGGTTTACAGGCAGGTATTCAGCTTGGTCGAGCTTACAACGAAGGCCAAGAACGCCGCCGCATGGAAGAAATCCAGAACGCGGCTCCGACCGAGTTGCAAGATTATTCTCCATCCCAGACTCAGCAGATTCAAGGTTTGCAAAGAACCGATGCTTATGATGTGGAGGCTATCCCCGGTGCCCAAGGTGTTGCGCCTACACTGCGGTACACACCAAGGCAAGGGCTTGACCTTCAGGGTGACATGCCCGGTGCGCCAATTGATGTAGCTCCTCAGCGCATGACTGAGTTCCTCGGCCAGCGCTACGAAGGCGGTCTATCTCCTGAGCGTATGGAGACTATGCGTACCCGAGCCATGGCCAATGCTGTTTCTGACCCACGCGTACGCCAGCAAATGCTGATGTCTGTCACCGGTGAAGAACGCGCACAAACGGCGGAAGCTCGTGCGGCTGAAGGTTTTAAAACATCACAAGAAGCTGCTGGGTTGCAGATTCGTCGCGGTAAACGAGAAGAAGACACTGAAAATAAAATTTTAGAAATCGACCAGCAAGCTGGCGATTACCTCACAAAGCGGCTCACCGGCGAAGACGGAACTGCTCGCCCTGCTACGACAGACGACATGATTGCGCAAATCCAACACCGCGCTACGCTGCTGCAAAAAGGCGGGTTGAACCGTGAAGCTACAGCCGCCCTAAAGGACTGGCAAGGTGTTGCTGTCAACGCTATTCAGTTGACTACCGCGCAGCGCAACGATGATCTTGGTCGTGTGGCTACCGCACTAGCAGCTGGTGATCTGAAGCCAGCACAGGCGTTCTACGACAAGTACGTGTTAGACGGCGCCAAAGTTACCGGCATGCAGACTGACCCGAAGACTGGTGCGATCACTGTATCTCGCGTCCGCGATGATGGCGTTAAGTTGCCAGACACAAAGATCAACAGCGTCAACGAAATGCTCGCCACGTTGAATTCGTTTAAAGACCCTCTGTCGCTGTATAACTACAGCCAAAACGAGTTCAAGAATAACTTGCAAGCACGCCAAGTTGCTGCTACTGAGTCAAACGCTGCCAACGCCAAAAAGCTAACTGGATTGAATGAGAAGTTAATCGACGCACGTATTGAGAACCTAGGCGCACGTACAAAGTACCTGCAAGCTCCACCTCCATTGACTGAGGCTCAGGTTACTGCTCGCGCTCGTGCGATGGTCACGAATGGTGAGATCAACCCGCAGACGGAAAAGAAATACACCACGACTGAAGCAGTAGAATTCGTTAAATCAGGTGGACGTGATCCTATTATGGATGCGCTCGACAAAGCTCTTGGTGGAGACACCGACCCATTCGCACAGTAAGGTACCCTAATGGCCACGTTTGACCAAATACGAAGCAAATTCCCAAGCGCCCGTGGCCTAAGCGACAACGAAATTGTCGAGAAGCTGTCGGGTATTACGAAGCTGCCGTACGAGGACGTGGCCCAACGGTTTGGGTACACAGAAAAAACGCCTACTAGCTTCTTCGGCGGTGCAAACGACTTAGCTATTGAAGCCGCTAATTCAGCTGCTGGTATGGTCAGCGGTATTGGTGAATTTGTATCCCCCGGCAACCGCTTCAGCAAGGGCATCCAAGAGAACATCATCGCGCCGGGCGAGGCGAAGCAGACTATCCCCACTGCTCTGGCTAAGCGTGCGCTACAACGCGGTATGTCTACCAGCGAGATTGGCCCGCAGGCGGGCGCAGTCTATGACTACATCACAGAGAACCCCGGACTCGCAGCGGCGCAAGCCGTAGGTTCGTTCGGCCCCATTGGGCTGGTAGGTAAAGGTGTACAGGCTGGGTCTCTCGCTGCTGGCCTCGGCGCTAAGGCTGCGGGTCGTGTTGGCCTCGGCGCGACTGCTACTGTTTCTGGCGCAGCGGCTGGTGGTGATGCTGGTGGTGACGCATATAAACTCGTGATGGACACACCACGCGAAGTATTGCTGGCACACCCACAGGCACAGGCTCTTATCGAGTCAGGTGTCACTGACGTAGGGCAAATTTACGAAGAGCTCGCCACACGCGCGGCTCGTCGCGCCAGCGTAGTACCAGCAATCATCGGTGCAGTATCCGGTGCCACAGGCGCTGAGAGCGCGTTGTTACGTGGTGTCGCTGGAGGTGCCTTGGGCGTGGCCAAGAAAGTCGGCGCTGAAGCCCTCGGCGAAGGTTTTGAAGAAGGCGCTACGACCTACTCAGGCCGCAAGTCGGCACAGCAGTACAACCCGAACATAGACCCTATGGCTGGTGTTGTAGGCTCTGGCCTAATGGGTGGAGCGCTTGGCGCTGGTACGGCGCTGCCTGTGTCCCTTGCCAATATGCGTCCTGAGCAAGCCAATGAGATCGACCTTACTGCCTCCGCTCCAGCCCCTGCTGCGCAAGGTATCTCAACATACCGCCCAACACCTGTGCCAGAGTCTGCGTTTACCCCAGTGCCTGCGCAACGCGAGATGTTTGGTTACTACCAGCAGCCTGAACGTGCAATGGAAGCTGAGATTGACCTGACACAACCCACTTCTGCTGGTCAAGGTCTGCTGTTTGGCGATCAAGGGCAGCCAATGCCTAACGCCATAACAAACAGGCCAGTCACTGGCGAGCTCACAGATATGCAGCGCTTGGCGCTTGCTGGCCCTAACGTGCCTCGTCCAGTTACAGGCGGCGCAGCTGCGCTCACACCTATGCAGCGTGAAGCACTTGGCGGCCCACAGATTCCGGGCATGAGCCCTATGCAACAAGCTGCGCTTGAAGGCCCTACAGAAGTACCACAGCCGATCACTGGCGGTGCAGCTGCGCTTACACCACTGCAACAGCAAGCACTACGCGGGCCACAGACAGCACCGCGCCCAGTAACGGGCGAACTGACACCTGCACAGCAGGCTGCTTTGACGGGCCCTAACGTGCCTCGTCCAGTAACGGGCGAACTGACGCCTGCGCAGCAGGCAGCCCTTGCTGGCCCCGTAGCTACACCCCCTACCCCACCTCAAGGAGCAACTGATGGCACTCAAGCCACTGAAGCCGTCCAAGCAGAAGCGCAAGGACAACAAGAACCCGTTGTCCCCACAGCAACAGTAACGCGCACAGAAGCGCCTGTAGTACCGCGCAACAACACGGAAGCCATCCGCGAAGACAAAGACGTAGCAGACATCATCAAAGCCATTGAGGCCGAAGACACGAAATCTGAGAAGCCTTTATTTGCAGCGGCCAAGGGCGACACCAAGAAAGCCCCCGGACGCCCGTCCATGCCTGCCCCTGTCTACGCCGCTATTCGCAATGCGTTGCTGAATCCCAAAGCTGCGATCATGGTGCGCAAGGCTAAGTCGATCCAAAAAGACGAAGCCGCCACTGCGCAGTATGGTGACAAGGTAAACCGCATCGCTGAAGCTGCCCGCGCGTTTGCTGACGCGTATGAGTCATACTCCAGCCGTAACTTAGTGCGCTCTGGTGAAGTCGTCAAGCGCGGTGAGACCGCTGACAAAAAAATAGCACCTCGCGCTACAGCGCTTGAGGCAGACGCAAAAGCTGTTCAGGCTGCACTGGCAAAGTTGGGCGAAGCTGTTGATGGCAACGCAAAAGACGTTGAAGCTGTAGTCCGGTTTGTGAAAGACCGTGCGCAAAAGGAACGCCGTGGCGATGCAGCTACTGAGAAATCTGACATCAAGCTGTCTCGTGCATGGGCTGCTGCTAAGCGTGAGTCGTTCATGACTACGCCTGACTTGCTCGATGTGAGCCCAGCAGAAGTGCGTCAGTCCGCTGAATCCACAGCCAAGGGGGCAATGCCCCAGCTCGTCACTGCCGCCACAGAAGGTTACGCCGTAATGGGCAAAGGGGCTAAACAGCCCGGCCTCAATGGGTTGCTCAACTACATTCGTACCAGCGGTACTCCGTTCGAGAAGACCATCGCCCAAGCGATCAAACTTGCTATCGCTGGCAAGCGCCCAGTAAACATTGAGTTCACAAAGTCTGGCACTGGGAAGTACAACCCCAAAACCAACACGATCACAATCAATGAGACCAGCAGCCGCGAAGTGGCGCTTCATGAAGCGTTGCACGCTGCGCTCCAGTGGTACGTATACAACAACCCCACAGCCGCGCAAGTAACGGCTCTCAAAGCATCACTGAAGCGCGTCGTTGAGTACCCCACAGCCAAGCTGCCCGCCAAGGCTGCCGAAGTACAAGCTGTGCTGAAGGGCGTTCTTGCTGGTAAGTCCAAGACTGCCGAGTTGGACGCTGTGCTGGAATTGATCTCTTACGGGAATACCCTTAACGACTTCCGTCGCGCACTGCAACAAATTGAGAGCGATGCACCTCGCACGTTCACCAAGTTTGCCAACGACGTTATGGACGCCATCTATGCACTCGTTGGGCGTATGCTCGGCGTCAAGCAGTCTGTGGCAAGCGACGTTATGGAAAACACGTTTCAGCTGCTCGAAGCTGCCCGCGCCTCAGAACAACAGGCGGCTGGTAAAGGCAACGTACTTGAAGCCGCTGTGTCTAGCGAATCCCAGAAATCTGTTGACGCTGAGGCGACTACGGCCATGGAAGCTGAGGCCAAAGAAGCTGGCTACGCAAGCGCTACTGAGTTTGCGGACAAGCAAGGTGCATGGAAGACACCAACGCAGATCGCGTTTGAAGCTATCGGCTTTGGCCGTGTGAACGGCAAAGACTTGCCGCTGACTACAAAGGTAAAAGAGAACGGTGTGAAAGTAGCGAACTGGGTTCGCCAAAACGTACCTACTCTTGAGCGCGTCACCTTAAACTTCAACTCAAAGTTCAGCAACGGCGGTTTGGTAAACAGCGCCATTGAGGCGTTCAAGTTCGACCAGAACACTGGCTACTTGCAGATGGAGCGCATCTCGCAGCACCTATACGCGCACCCAGAGCTGGCCAAGCCATTCCTCGCGTACATGGACGGTGACAGCAAAGCCCTTGACGGTGCGAAGAACAACGCGTCTATGAAGGCCATTGCAGACAACCTGCGTGGGCTGATGACTAAATACATCCAGTCTCTTCCCGCTAACTCCAAAGAGCGCCGCGCGTTCGACAATGTACCGTTCTCGCAGTACCTACTGCACCCAGACAGCATTGGACAGACTGCGGGCACCACCATGGGCGTGGCCAAGATTGGTGATCTGTTGAAGACAGAGACTCGTGGTGAAACAAGCATCGACGAGTTTAAGCAGTACCTTGCCGAGCGTGAAGGTTCTGTCGATCTGAATGATCCTCTGTACCAGATGTTTGAAGAAAAACTCGGCAAGGTGTTACCTGCTGGGTTCATCTCCAAGGCTAAGTACGAGCAGATGGGTGCCGCACCTGCTGGTATGTCTGTTGACCCAAGTCGCGTATGGAAGTTCGATAAGTTTGACTCGGACAAAGGCCAATACACGTTTGAGTCTAGCTCCACAGCAAAACAGCTGGCCGAAGGTCGCAAGATCGAAGAGCTGTCCGCTGCGCTGTTAAACACAACTGCCGCGCTGGCACACACGTACGCTAGCCGCAACTTTTTCAACGGTCTGCTCACCATCGGTCGTGACGAGGCCGATAAACCTACAGCTAACTCCGTGGCGTTCGACACGGTTGATGAAGTCAACGCTGCGTTTAAAGGCCGTAAGATTTCTGAAAGCAACGTGCTCAAAGTGTCGGACGAGGCTTCACGCTCCCCACAGATTCGTTGGAAGACGCAACGCACTGGCACATGGGTACAGCTGCCAGAGAACTCACCCAACTACGGTACGTTGCAAGGTAAGATCATCCCCGGCCCAGTGTGGAACTCTATGATCGACATGCACGACCGTGCACCACTGCTCAACTCACGCATCATCAACGGCGTGATGACCACGTTCAAGAAGTCGAAGACCGTATACAACCCCGGCACCCACGTCACCAACGTGCTGTCCAACGTGTCGCTGGCCATCTTGCACGGCATCAACTTCAATACGCTCGGGCGTGCCACGCAAATGTTCGTGCAGTTTGAGCGCAACCCCAACAGCATGGCCCCAGCAGACTTGGCGCTCATGAAGGCGTTCTATAACTCCGGCGCTGTGCTTGGCCAGTTCTCAAGCTCTGAAATTAAGCAAACGGTGTACGACAAGATGAACGCCGCTATCGAGCCAGACAGCGACAACTCTTACATGACGCGCATCAAGACGTTCATGAAGTACGAGGCTGCCAAAGCCAAGGTCAAAGAGTACGATTCCAAGGCCACAGAGTTCTACGCTGCTGAAGACAACGTCTTCCGCTTGGCTGCGTTCTTGAACACCGCTGGCAACATCCAGTTGCGTGACGGCACCAATAAGTTGAGCGAGCAGCAGATGACTGAGTCTGGCGCTGCGGCCCGCAATATGTTCTTGGATTACGACATTGACGCCCGCGCCGTACGAGCTTTGCGCCAGTCATTCTTACCGTTCGTGTCGTGGCCGTATGCTGCTGCTGGTGTTCTGGGCCGCATCGCTATCGAGAAGCCTTGGGCCATGGCAAACATGATGATGAGTATCGCGCTCATTGCAGCGGCTACCGGTGGAGAAGACGACGAAGAAGCCCGTAAAGCAGGGCCCAAATACCTGCGAGAAAAATCATTGATGGGCCTTGGCCCATACATGCACATGCGCGTTCCGTTCATGGGCGACGAGCAGAACCCTGTGTACTTCAACTTAGGTAAGTACGTGCCAATGTTCTCGCTGTTGCAAGGTGCACCGGGCGGGCAGAAGACTCTTGGTATGGAGCTGCCCGGCTTTGCCACACCGGGCGGCCCAATGGTGAACACTGTGTCCGCGCTGACTGGGTATGATCCATTTACAGGAAAGCCTATCGCAGCGCCCACCGACGAAACATGGGACCGTGTTGTCAAATCAGGTAAATACCTCTACAACACAATGGCACCCAACTTAATCGGCACCAATTTCTGGAAGCAAATTGGCGACCTGAAAGACGAAAAAACTGGCCCGCTTGGCATCGAGAAAAGTCCGTTGTTCTTGGCCCGTACGCTTGGCGGCTTGGGCTTGTATCAGTTCAACGTGGAAGAGTCCCAGTTCATGCAGGATAAACAAGTGCAGGGCATCAAGAAAGACTTCAGCGCAGCGATGAACAAAGCCAAGCGCGACGAGTACAGTAAGGGGTACCCTGACTACGAGGCTCTAGACGCTGAGCTTGACGAACTGCAAGTGCGACTTGAGAAACGTATCACTGAAATCCGTGGAGAGTAATATGGCAACCAAAGATTCACGACTGGCGCGTGCAGGTGTGGCGGGCTTCAACAAGCCCAAGGCCACCCCCAGCCATCCGACCAAGAGCCACGTCGTCGTGGCCAAGGTAGGCGAACAGGTCAAGACGATTCGTTTTGGCCAGCAAGGTGTTAAGGGCAGCCCTGACGGGTCTGCACGCAACGAGGCGTTTAAAGCCCGCCATGCGGGCAACATCGCCAAAGGCAAAATGTCAGCCGCCTATTGGGCCGACAAAGTTAAATGGTAAGGAACCACCATGGCAACGAAGAAAATGAACCCGTTCGGTAAAGGCGAATCCAAGAAGATGGAAGCTGCCGAGAAGAAAATGGCCCCCACCAAGGCAGGCTATGCCAAGATGGAAAAGAAGATGGAACCCGGCATGCACAAGGGCAAGAAGAAGTGAAGCCCGGCCTCTACGCGAACATCAACGCCAAGCAGAAGCGTATTGCTGAAGGCTCTGGTGAAAAGATGCGCAAGGTAGGGAGCAAAGGTGCTCCCACCAAATCTGACTTTGTGCAGTCCGCAAAGACTGCCAAGGCCAAGAAGAAGTAATTACTTCATCCCCGCGCTACGTGTGCGGGCAAAGGAGCGGTTGACGGACTTGGGCACTGCACGCAGGTTGCTCGCTCCGTTACCGCCGCCTTTGGCAATGGGCGTCTTGTGGTCTACGTCCTTGCCGTCACCCTTGTGA